GCCGGGAAACTCATAAGACAAGCGGGTCACGAAGGAGAGACATTGTCTTGGGGGACGAATCCACCAAAAAAGCAAAAATATATAGAGTAACGTTCTATCAATTTGGTCGTTGAACGCTCTAACTCGTCAGCCTCCTGTGAACGACTAAGAAAAAAGCCAGTGGGGATATCGTGGGTGCTAACTTAACGAGAGGATAACAGTGAATTGTTTCAGACGATTATCATACCCCCTTGCTGGTGCGAACCCGGATCACGCAAACCGGCTTACCCGCGCCACCCGACAGCGTGGCAATCTGTCGCCGCAGGCGATCGGCGGTGGTGGCCAATTCGGGGATTGAGCGATAGGTGACGCGGCGGTCCCCGAATTCGACCGACAGTTCGCCCGACTGAAGGCACTCCTCCAGCGCCTCCAGTCGGGCGTGCAGGGTGGCGAGATCGGCCACGGATCAGGCTCCGCTGTTCTTGTACAGGCCCTTCCAGTCGATCGCGCCGCAGGCGAAGTCGAGACCGGCGCGGACCTTGACCGCCTGACTGTCGAAATCACGTTCCGTCAGAATCTGCGGCCCCTCGGCCCCATTGACGTAACCGTAGATCAGGCACGGCGCCTGCGCCGGATCGGCAATCAGGTGCCAGGCGTGGTCCGAGACCTCGTTGTCGACCACCAGTTCAAACTGATTGGCCCACGGATTGACGTTGGCGATCTGGGTCGGATTGATGGTGGCGAGCAGCCGCCGCCCTTCGGCTTCCTTGCGTGGTCCCACCACCAGAAAGCGCGGCCGAAGGTTCAGCTTGGCGCCGTCCAGCCCGGTTTGGGTCCGGATCGCGACCACCGCGGCGTCGATCCCGGCGCCGCTGATGGCACTCCCCGCCTCCTGGTAGTTGCCGTGATCGGCATGGAACAGGCTCTTGCCGTCGCTCATCACCGGTCCGGTGCGGGTCAGCAGGCCGTAAACCTTGGCATTCTCGAACTGTGCCGCCCGGAGCGCGATCAGCGCCGAGAAATCACCCAGGGCCGACAGGTCATCGTTCAGCAGCGCCTTGCGGCCGATGGCAATGCCGGTGGCGAATTCGTCGGCGGTCACCTCTTCCTTGCTCTCGCTGATGGTGCCGTAGCTGAAGCCGGCCCCTTCGGCAAGGCTGGAGAAATTCGGGAAATCGCCGAGCCGGAGGAACTTGTGGGCCTTGAAGTCGTTGAACGGCCTGCGAGCGGCGATCTGGCGGTAGCTCGGCGCCGCCGCCGCGTACTGCGCCAGCAGCGCCTTGTTGGCCGCATCGGCAAGCAACAACGGAAAGTCAGAGGTCGCGTGCGCCCCCACAGCACGAAGCAACAGCTCTTCCCGATTCCACGGGTTGACCGGTTCGCCCCGCGCGCCCAGCAGTTGCCCCAAGAGCGCCAAGGGGCCGTGCCCACGGTATTGAACCGCCGCGCCGTCGAGGGTGACATGCTGCGGCGCCAACCGGTGCGCCAGCGCTCCGGCCATGGTGCGGCGCATCAGCGCCGGGTCGGTATAATCAACGCCGATGTCGATACGCGGGCTGCGATTGTCGATCGGCGCCGGGCGGCTGCGCTGGGCCAATGCGGCAAAGGCCCGCTCGCGCACCGTGTTCAGATCGGCGCCGTCGTCGATCTGCTGATCCGCCCAGTCTCGGGACAGGCCGGCCGTGCTGGCGATGCCGCGAATGGAACGGTTAAGATCGGCGCGGGTGTGCCGGTCGTCGGCGGTGACTGTGCCGGTGTCGGCCGGTACGGTCGTCAAATCGTCGGGCATGGTCTGGCTCCGGAGAGTGGCGCCGGCATCCACCGGCAGGGGAACGAGCGAGAGTTCAAGCGGGGTCCAGACGGTCGCCCGGAACACCGGCCGGCCGGTGGCAGAGGTGCCGATCCGCTCCCGCTTCTGGGTCGTGTAGCCGAGGGAGACGCCGCGAACCGAACCGGCCTCGATCTTGGCCATAATGGCATCGGCTTCGGGCGAACCGTCGAAGGCGAGGCGGCAGAGGATGCGGGCGTCATCAACCAGAGCCTGGGCGACCGCGCCGACGCTGGTGCGGGTGGTCGGAACATGGTCCAGCAGCACCGGCGCCCCAACCAGGGCGGCAAGGTCGGCTCCGCGCGCATCGAGTTCCTCGATCCATGGTCCTGGCCCGCCATCAGGTGCCGGGCCAGGGCGGAGCGCCGGGGCGAGCCCCGACAACGCGATCGCCTCAACCGTGCGGGCGGCCCGATCAAGGGTCGCGGCGCGCCCAGCCGCGCGGGTGAACAGCGGATCACGCGGCATCGCCTGAGCCTTCTGTCGGGGGCTCGGTGGCGACGGTGGCGGCGACCGATGCCGTTGGTTGCTTGGGTGCGGTGAAATCCAGGTTGGCCGCGGCATCGGCCTTGCGTTCGTTGGCGATCTCGGCACGGACCCGGTTGGGGTCGAGGCCGCGGGCGACGATCGCCGACGTGCGGGACATCAGGCCAGCGTCGATCGCCAGCACTTCGGCTTGGGCATCCTTGAGCGGATCGACCCAGGTTTGCCGGGGTGGCAGCCATTCGACCGCATGGTAGGCCGCGCGGTCACGGACATAGGCCCGCGCGTCGATCGCCCCCGACAGCACCGCCAGCTTGATGAAGCGATCCCAGGCCGGGCGGCACAGCTTGAACACGACCAAGTTGAATTGCCAGTGCTCCAGCCGCTTGCGGAACTCGACCAGGCCGGCGCGGATCGAGGAATAGTTGACCCCGGACAGATCGCCGGTCAGCAGCTCATAGGGTATGCCCAGACCGGCGGCAATCGCGCGCAGGTGCTCGCGGGTAAACGGGCCGTAGTTCTGGCTTTCCTTGGGATCGAAGAACTCGATGCTGCGGCCGGGGGCGAAGGGCAGAATGGTTCCCGGTTCCAGCGACAGCTCAAGGGCGCCGTCGCACACATTGCCGGGCAGGCCAGCGCCATTGCCCTCGGGGTCCACCAGTGCGGCACACACCAGATTGCGCAGCTTGGCTCCGACCAAGGCGGCGTTTGCCATTTCGTCCAGCTCACGCAAGGCCAGCAGCACCGGGGCGAACCATGACAGGCCGCGGATATGGCCCGGCTCGATCGGGTCGAACAAGTGGCAGACGTCATCCGCAGGCAAGCGGATCGGCGTGAAGCCGACGGTGGCGAAGGCCATCAGGGGATCGTCAGGCCGGAACGGCAGAACCAGATAACTCACACGCCGGCCGTAGCGGTCAAACTCGATCCCGCCCCGGACCAACCCATTGACCAGCGCCATCGGCCATTCAGTGGGAATCTGGGATGGGTGTAATAATCTGATCTGAAACGGAATTTCCGGGCCGTCGTCCGGCACCATCAGCAGATGGGCGAAGCTTTCGCCGGTTTCGACCATTTGGCGCACGGCCAGAGCCTGTAGACCATAAAAGTCGGTGCCACCGTCAAAGTCGGCCGCATCGGTCCAGCGCGCCCAACGATCGGCCAGTTGCTGGCGAATGGCCGGGTCAGGGTGCTGGGGCGATGGCACGATGCCGGGGCCGACGATGTTACTGACCAGAGCCGACACCGCCGCCCGGCCATGGGCGCTGTTGTTGGCGTAATAAGCCGCGCGTTCCCGGATCGTCCGCCCCTGGCCAAGCAGATCGGCGTTGAGGTTGGAGAGGCGGGCGGTTGCCGGGAACCGGTGGCCGACGGAACCAGCGTCAAGAGATCGTCTTTCGAAATTCTTAAACAGCCGACCCAAGAAACCCATCGCCGCATCCGCCAATCAATATGGACACAGGCAGACGATATAACAATACATCACCGGATTCAATGACGCCAATATAGATATTTTGTTTTGGCATGATCTTGCATGAACTTGGATGTAGCGTCACATATTTGCTCCATGAGGGAATAATCAAGGAGAGCGCGAATGATGAGGTGAATTTTTATGGGTCATGGAGCGTGCCGAAGTCCCATTGGTCTGCTCCGAAAGGTGATCCCAACCGTAAAACGGGTCGTCCCCATTTTCAGCCGAAGACGTAACGTGACCTGGCCGGCTTACGAGCTTGGGGGGCTGGGATGGCGCCCCCTGGTGAAGGTGCGTCCGGGGTGGATCGATCGACAGGCCGGTCGGGTGGGCTATTCAGTTCAAGGGATTCCTGAGTATCTGGCGGCGGCGGCCGACGTGGTGCCAACACAACCGCCGTGGACACCGTAAGGCTGGCCTCCAACGCCTCGAAGTCTGTTGCTCGCATGCGGTCAAGCCCCTGACGAGCGGCAGCCGCACGGGCATAGACCCGGCAGTCGAGGGCCTCGTTGCGTTCCCTCAGTTTCTCCCAGCTTGCCACTTGACGGCCCTTGACGCCGCGCCGGACCAAGTGCTCAGCCACTAGCTGCCGGCAATATTCCTCGCCGACAAAAGCCGGCAGATGGACGAAGCCGGGTGGAAACTGCTCTCCGGATTCAAGGCTCGGCCGCGGTTGACGCAGCCAGCCATACAGCTCCGACTTGGCAGCGGAACTACCCACAGGCCATAGCCTCACACCATTGGCGATCCGCCGGCCTTTGAAGTTGATGTCGGCCGATGACGGCTGCCCCAGAATCGGCGCCAGCGCTTGGCTCGAACCTTTGATCGCCATCACCGCGGCGCCCGCCGTGCGAACCCAGGATTTGACGATCTCCTGAGTAACGCCATCGCCGGCATCGATCGCCGTCATGGTAATCGGCAGATCGGCACCGGCGGCATGGCGATAGTTCCCGGCAAGGAGAGTGGCAAGTTGCAGCCAGACCATGCGGCCGAATGGGTCACCTTCGAGCACGCGATGATCGATCAACCAGCTTTCTTTACTCCGGCCCCAGGCCCATACCGAAACCTCGATACGGTCGCGCTGCACGTCGGCACCAGCGGTGAGGAACAAACCTCCGGCCGGTACAGTTCCAGTTTCCCAGCTTTCGCGCCGGTCATAGAGCCGTTCCCACTCCGGCGCTTCGCCGCGATCAACCCAGGCTTCGCCCAAGACGGTGTTGGTGAACACCTGCAACCGGTCGCGATCCTTGCGCGCAGATAGGAACTCGGCGACCAATCGGGGCCAAGCTGCGCCGGGCAAGGGGCAATAGGCTGACCAGATATGAAAACTACGGTGTCCTGCGACGTCGGGGGCCCCGGCACGCCAGCGGCCGCGCTCGATCATATCCAGTTTATGGCCTTCTTCGATGACGCAGCCATTGGCGCAGACATAGTGTGCCGTCGCCGGGTCGCCGTCGCGCCAACGGATGCCGGCACCGCTGCCGTCACCCCACACCAGGACCTGAAATTCCCCGCAGTGGGGACAGGGGACGTAATAGCGTTCCTGGGTGCCCCGGCCAAACCAATCGGCGATCTTTGAGCCGCCATCAAGGGTCGGGGTCGAACCGATCACGGCCAAAGGATGCAAGCTCTGTTGCAGCCGCTTGCGGCCAAGCGCGATCTGGTCCCCCTCGGAGCCAGCGGTCGCCGGGTAGCCATCCACCTCATCGAACAGGATTACATCGAGATCGATCCGGCGGAACGCCCGTGGGCTGTTGGCGCCTGTGATCTTGAGTGAGCCACCGGGAAACGACTTGCGCTTGATGGTATCGCCGCGTTTCTTGGCCCCAATATCAGCAAGCAGTCCATCCAGAACCGGCCAATCATGCAATGGATCGATGGTATCCTTGGAATAATCTTCGGCGTCTTCCAAGGTCGGCTGAACGATCATCAGTCGCGATGGCTCATGTGCGATGTGGTATCCGATCACGGCTGACAGCATCTGCGTATAGCCAACACGGGCCGACTTCATCAGTGTCACCGTCTCAACCGCGGGATCCGCCATGGCGTCAAGAATATCTCGCTGATAGGGGTAGGGCCGGAAGGCGGCACCGTTATATAGCCGGGCATGTTGCTCCGCCCATTCGGCCAATGATAACCGGGGCGGAGGCCGCAACAGCGGGAACCAGCTCGCCGCAGCTTCGGCGGTCATGCGATCGATATCGAGCGACAGGACTTCAGGCCGCGGCATCTGTGCTGTCCCGCTCGGCGGCGGCGATGACCGCGGTTTCCGCCAGTTCCGCCAAGGCCGCCCCGATGGCGTCGGCCATGCGCTGGCGAACCGCCCCTTGATCATCGAGCCGCGTTAATGTGCCGGCTAGGCGGTCCGGCAGCGACAGCAGCCGGTCGCGCACTCGCTGGAATGCCGCGGTCACCGCGATCGTGACCGCTGCCCGTGGCAGCAATTCCTTGCGAGCACAGGCGTTGCGAATGGCGACGTGGTCGGCCTGCTCGCGCGCCAACCGGGCGCGCTCGGCGGTCAAGTCTTCCTGTTGGGAGATACCACCCCGGCCAGCAGCGACCGAGCGTAGATGGCGGATATAGCCGACCCGGCAGGCATCGCGATCAAGGCCTCCGCGTCGTGCCGGCGGCAATACGCCCTTGTCGAGTAACTCCCGGACCGATCGCTCCGATAGGTCCAAATGCTCGGCGATTTCCTGTTGTGTCGCCATGTCCTAAATCCCCAGTGACTTTAGGACATATATCACATCTGGAGACGAACCGGAATCCCCTGGTGGATACTTACATCTGGCTTGGTGTCGGGGGTTCCTTGTCCCCAATGTGCGAAGCAGGAAGGACCCGGTCAGCCCATTAAAAAATATTTTAATTCAAAAGCTTAAGTGACTATTGCCAAAATCCCCAACATGGGTCGCAACTTGGTCATAGGGGATCGCATGGGTTTGAACAACAGATTGATATTATTGATATTGCCCCCTATGACCCCTATGGTCTTTACGATATCTGAAATCCTAAAATAATGAACCGCTGCCTATTATTGTTGCTCGTGATGGCGCATTTTCGCTCACCCTGCCGGATACGATCTGCCCGAGCCGTGCCGTCCATGCTTCCAGAGCCTGCCGTCGTTCGTCGAAATACTGATGCCGATTGTAGACCGCAGCCACACCCTTGATGCTTCCCGACGCGTGGTTCAAAAGCTTTTCGACTACGTGGACGGGAACGCCAATCTTGGCAAGATTCGTTGCCACCGTGCGGCGAATGTCATGAAATGTCCAATGGGTGAGGGCCGCACCACCATCCGCCGCCACTCCGGCATCAAGGGTGCGTTTTGCCTTGCTGTAGCCGGAGATCGGCGACCGATCATTACTGGTGAAGACGAAATCTGACTGGCCGCGAGGAAGGAGCTTCAGCATTTCCAACGCCGCAGGCGGTAGAGGAACGTCATGGGCACGATCGTTCTTGGCTCTTTCCTTTGGCATGGACCAAAGGCCAGCAGCCAAATCAAGTTCAGACCATCACATGCCCGCCACCTCATCGCGTCGCTGACCGGTCAGAATCAGAAGCCTGATCCAGGGGCCAAACGGATACGGTCTGCGCCCGGCCGTCAGCCACAACCGGCGTAGTTCGTCATCGTCAAGTACACGATCCCGTGATGTCTCGACTGAGGGGGCCTTGACGCCTCGACAAGGCGTCTCTTGGACGATACCGCGTTCGATGCACCAATTAAAGAATTTGCGAATAAGCGCGAGCTGCTTATCCCTGAGCCTCCGGTGCGATCAACATGTTGTATGTTGCCGGGGTGATGGCCACGCCGATGCCGATCAAGGTTCGGAAAGCGGCATGAGGCGTTTTGCGCCGGTTGAAGCGGAAGACGAATTCGTCGAGGTATGACTGGAGGTGGTGCGGGCGCAGGCCGTGATAGACGCC